GAATTAAACCTGCGAGCACAGGAGTTTGAAGGCAAACAACTTGCAGAAGGAGTAAGACTTGGACTTCAAGGAGTGGCTGGTAAAGGAAATAAAGGCTGAACAACGCCTGTTAATTGATTCCGTTGCCTTTCAACCTGCGCCAGATTATTCGGCGTATAGAGAGCTGTTGGGTGAAATAAAGGGTCTTCAGAGAATAATTCGTTTATTGGAGGATTTACCGGATGAGTGACTTAAAGATGCCCGTTCCTATGGGCTACAAGATATTAATTGCCGTACCTAAGCTTGATCAAACCTTTGAAAATAGCAGCATTGTCCGCCCCGAACACCTTCTTAAAAAGGAAGAAACTGCGACCGTGGTCGGTATGGTGGTAAAGCTTGGTTCTCTAGCCTATCGGGATATGGATAAGTTTCCAGATGGCCCTTGGTGCAAGGAAGGGGACTTTGTTCTGATGCGAGCCTACTCAGGAACCCGCTTTAAATTGATGGAAAAAGAGGGTGAACAGGAGTTTAGGTTAATCAATGATGATCAAGTTGAAGCCGTTGTTGAAGATCCCCGGGGGATAACCCGTGCCTAAAGGAGATGACATGAGCGAGGAAAAGGTTGAATTTGAAATCGAGGACGAATCCGTCCAGGAAGTTGAAAACAAAAAAGATGACATTGAGGTTTATGACGATACCCCAGAAGAGGATCGGGATAAGCCACACCTGGGAGACGTAGAGGTTCCCGACGAGGAAATCTCCCAGTACAGCAAGAACGTCCAACATCGGTTTAAACAGCTATCTAGGAACCTGCATGATGAGCGCAGGGCCAGGGAGGCTGCTTTAAGGGAGAAGGAAGAAGCCCTGAAGTACGCCAAAAGCGTGGCGGAACAAGCAAAACAGCTTCAGCAACGGCTGGCTCAAGGGGAAAATGCTCTTCTGGAAACCCATAAGGATCGGGTTACCTCCCGTATGACACAGGCGGAAAGGGATTATAAGGAAGCCTATGAGGCCGGTGACACCGACAAGATGCTTGAGGCGCAGAAAAAGATTGCCAATTACACCGCAGAACAGCGGGAAATTGACAATTACAAGCCTGTATACCAAGCTCCTTTACAACAGCCCCAAAATAATGTACAAATCCCACAAATCGTCCCAGATGAGAGAACTCGTGAATGGGTCGCCAGAAATGAATGGTTTAATAAAGACCCAGAAATGCGAAGTTTTGCATTGGGCGTACACGACAAATTAGTCGCCAGCGGTATTAGTGCAAGTTCGGATGAGTACTTTGATCGCATCGAAAAACGGGTGCGTGAGGTATTCCCAAACCAATTCGGGACTAAGAAACCCGCCAACGTCGTTGCTCCAGCATCTAGATCCTTAGGATCAAGCAAGATCAAGTTGAGCAAAACCCAGGTCGCCATTGCAAAGCGTCTTGGAGTCCCCTTGCAGGAATACGCTAAACAAGTAATGAAGGAGCAAAACGATGTCTAATCGCACACCTCGTGAACTAGAAACACGCCAAAATTCAGGAAAAAGATGGACCCCTCCGTCTTTACTGCCAGATCCAATGAAAGAAGAGGGTTACGGATATCGCTGGATTCGTTATTCAACGTTAAACCAGCCAGATGACCGGAACGTATCTTCAAAGCGTACCCAGGGTTGGGAGCCTATTCGGTTAGAAGATCATCCTGAACTTCAGACCTATGGCAAAAACTCAGGAAATGTAGAAATTGGTGGGTTGGTTCTCTGCAAGAATTCTAAAGAGCTGATTGATCAGCGTAATGCCTATTATCGGAAGATGGCTGAAGATCAGGCTCAGGCAGTGGATGCAACCTTAATGCGAGAAAATGATCCTCGGATGCCGCTGTTTAGTGACCGTAAGTCCACTACCAGCAGAGGAAGAGGTTAAAAAGGAGTTTAAAAATGGCTTCAGTCGCTTCCCCTTACGGGCTACGACCGATCAACCTGATCGGCGGTCAAGCCTTTAATGGTGGCGTTATTCGGGAGTACAAAGTTGCTTCCAATAACTCTGCCGCTATCTTCAATGGTGATCTGGTTGTACTGAGTTCTGCGGGTTTACCCTCAGCAGTCGGTTCCAGCCCTGTTGCCATTAAGATTCCCGCAACTTCTGCTGATGCAACCGCAGGTATTGTTGGCGTGTGCGTAGGCTGTCGATATACAGATTCCGTTGGAATCATTCAGTATCGTCAGTACCTGCCTGCAAACCTTATTACCGGTGGCGCAACCAATGTGTTTGTCCGTGTGATGGACGATCCTGATGCTCTGTTCCAGATCCAAGGAACGGCGGCTCTTGGCACGTTCAACAGCGGAACCGGCGGCTCTGGCTGGCCTGGTGCAATCGGCAAAAACGCAGCCCTTGGTTTCGGCACTTCTGGTAGCACCGCTACCGGTAATTCCGGCATGAACCTTGTGGTCGGTAGCAATGGTGGTTCCCTTGCCGCTACGTCAACTCTTGCAGTTCGCATTGTTGACATGGTGGATGGAACTCAGACGGATACCTATCCTGAGTTTATTGTGAAACTCAACGTGGGCGTCCATTCCTACACCAACTCGCTTGGCGTATAAGGAGTAAGTAAAAATGGCTATTTCACGTTCCCAACTACTAAAAGAACTCCTGCCAGGACTTAATGCGTTGTTTGGTATGGAGTACCAGCGCTATCCCGAAGAGCATAAGGCTATCTTCGAGACCGAGACTTCTGAGCGTTCATTCGAAGAAGAGACCAAACTCTCTGGCTTCGGCACCGCCCCTGTAAAGGGTGAGGGTGCGGCAATCGCCTATGACAACGCCCAGGAAGCCTGGACGGCTCGTTACAACCACGAGACCATTGCGCTTGGTTTCTCGATCACCGAAGAGGCCATTGAGGACAACCTCTATGACTCTCTCTCGGCTCGTTACACCAAGGCTCTGGCCCGTTCCATGGCAAATACCAAGCAGGTTAAGGCCGCTAACATCCTGAACAACGGATTTAGCTCGTCTTATCCCGGCGGTGACGGACAGCCTCTGTTCTCTACCGCTCACCCGCTGGTATCCGGTGGCACCAACTCTAACGAACCCACCACGGCGTCTGACCTGAATGAAACCTCCCTTGAGGCGGCTATTATTCAGATCGCTGCTTGGACGGATGAGCGTGGCCTCCTGATTGCGGCTAAACCCCGCAAGCTGGTTGTTCCTCCCGCTCTGATGTTCGTTTCAACCCGCCTGCTGGAAACGGAAGACATCAACGCTCTGCGTTCGATGGGTGCTATCCCCCAGGGTTACACAGTTAACCACTACCTCACCGATTCAGCCGCATGGTTCATCTGTACAGATGTGCCTAACGGCCTGAAGCACTTTGTTAGTTCGCCCCTGTCGAACTCCATGGACGGAGATTTCGATACGGGTAACGTACGTTACAAGGCTCGTGAGCGTTATAGCTTTGGCTGGTCTGATCCCCTTGGTATGTGGGGTTCGGAAGGCGCATAAGCCTAGCAAAGGGGGGAGTCAAAAGACTCCCCTTTTTGTTTTAACTCGTTTAAACTATCAGTACTAGGATTTTTACCCGTACAGACTGACCTAGCAGACTTAGTAGAGACGGTACGGGGATGTGCTACTACACGAAAGGAATGTCATGGCACTGACCACATTTCAAGGGCCGGTTCGCTCTCTTGCAGGTTTTTATACCCAAGGCCCAGGTAATGTAATCAACATTACTGCAAGCACCACTCTCACCGTCGAGCAACACGCAGGCAAAGTTATTACTGTTGGCGGCACCATTGCTTCTAACATTGTTCTGACGCTCCCTGCGGTTAATACCACCGCTACGCCGAACTCGGCTGGCCCTGGTCAAGATCCTAACAACCCAAACAACCAAGGCGCTGTCTTTACCATCCTTGTACCGACCACCATTGCCACGAGCAGTGTAAAGATCGGCACCAACGGTACTGACAAGTATGTCGGCTCTATCCTGACGATTGACACTGATTCTTCTGGCGCTATGGCTGGCTATGCTCCTGCGGCGGCAAATGACTTTATCAA